TGAATGAGTTTTTACGAACGGTTGACGCGGGCCGCTCCCAACGAGGTATAAATGCGTTTCTTGACAGTTATCTGGATTCCATGCTTACCTGCGGCCGCGCCGTGGGGGAAATAGTTACAGACGGCAACAGAGACATTGCCGCGATTTTGTGCGGTAATGTCTGCGATGTACAGGTGAAGGAGGGAACTTCACCGCTGGACTTTGTGCTCTGCGGGCGCTCTGAGTCCGGTATATTTGAGCCACTCCCTTATCAGGAGCTTTTACTGTTTACTCCGTTTAACCCCGAGACCGACGCGCCATATGGCGTGTCTATGATGAGAAGTATGCCGTTTTTAACGGAGATACTTCTGAAGATATATCAGTCAATAGGAATCAACTGGGAGAGAGCGGGGAATCTGCGCTATGCGGTTGTCTATAAACCTCACGGGGATATTCTGGACAAGGCTTATGCAAGAGAGAGGAGCGAGCAGATCGCCCGTGAGTGGAGCGCCGCGATGCAGAGCGGAAAGAACGGCAGCGTTCGCGATTTTGTCGCGGTGGGCGATGTTGAGATCAAGGTGATCGGAGCCGACAGTCAGATTCTTGACAGCGAAGTGCCTGTGCGGCAGATACTGGAACAGCTTGTTTCACGTACGGGCATCCCGCCCTTCATGCTGGGACTCAACTGGTCGTCCACAGAGAGGATGTCTGCTCAGCAGGCGGATCTTATGACCAGTGAGCTCTCGGCCATTCGTCGCAGCCTCGACCCGGTCGTCGAGAAGATATGCGATTTGTGGCTGCGTATGCATGGCTATGACTGCAGATTCGAGATCTGCTGGGACGAGATCAATTTGCAGGATGAGGTAGAGGAGTCCAGAGCAAAGCTCTATGCAGCTCAGGCAGAACAGATATCAAATAAAGAACAGTGAACGGAGGAATTGCGTTTTGAGAATTTACAAGGCTGGTATATCGGGAGCCGACGCTTTGGACACGCAGTCGGAGCTCGAAGCGATAAACAGGTTTGCCAAGACCGAGCTTACGGAAGAGCAGGTCTACACCTTTTCTGTGGTGCTCTGCGACAATGAGGTGGACAGAGATTTTGAGAAGTTTTCCGAGCAGGCTATCTGTCAGCTGGCGAAGCTTTTTGTGGGACGAACCGGAATTTTTGACCACGACTGGAGGTCGGTAAACCAAACCGCGCGCATCTATCGCACGGAGATCGTGAAAAGTGAAGGCGTAAAAAACGGGTTGGGTGAAGATTATTGTGCGCTAAAGGGCTATGCCTATATGCTAAGAAACGAGAAGAATGCGGCACTTATAGAGGAGATTAACGCGGGGATAAAGAAAGAGACCAGCGTGGGCTGCAGCGTTTGCAGACGTGTGTGCTCGATCTGCGGTGAGGAGCACAGACCCGGGGGATGTGGACATATTCCCGGTAGAGAGTATGACGGTAAGCTGTGTTATCTGGAGCTTTTCGACGCCAACGACGCCTATGAGTGGAGTTTTGTCGCGGTGCCGGCTCAGCGGGCTTCCGGAGTTGTTAAAAAGCTGAGTTGCGGCAGTGCGCTGAAATCTTTTGTGGAAAGCCCTTCCGGCTCTGTCTATGCGCCGGAATATGATGCGCTGGAAAAGGATGCGGCCATAGGGCGGGAATACAGGAATAGCCTGAGGGAAGAGGTCCTTCGTCTGGGGCTCCTCTGTGACAGAAAGTTTTTTGAAGCTCTGGAGGGCAGTGTGAAATATATGGAAAGTGAAGAGCTTCTTGGCCTAAAGGACGTTTTTCAAAGACATCTTGATGAGCGCTTCCCCCCCAGAACCCAGCTCCCCGGCAGGGACGAGACCGTCTCTTTTGATGGTGACATGTATATGGTTTGAGCTTATGGGCACTTTGCCCATGCAATAAAGATTATATGGAGGAATACAAATTGAAAGTTAGTCATGAAGGAATCGGAGAGAGCGTTGTTACATTCTACAACAGCAAACAGCACCCTGCGGCAGTGGGTGTGCCTGTCAAAATGAGCGCCAACGGGGAAGTGTCCGCCTGCGTGAGCGGCGACAAGTTCTTTGGGGTCTGTATTGCCTGTGACTCGGAATTTACGGCAGTGCAGACCGCAGGCTATGTAAAGCTGGGATATACCGGCGCGACAGTTCCGACTGTGGGCTTTGTTAGCCTCGCGGCCGACGGCAGCGGCGGGGCGGCAGTAAATGCGTCGGGTAGAGAGTTTCTTGTGATAGACGTGGATAAGACGAGTGCTTTAGCCGGCGTCGTTCTTTAACAAGGAGGGAAGATATGACTTATAAGTTTAATGAAATCAAACTGGACAAGGGTATGTACGGAGAGACGGGCAAGAGCTTTACTCAGGTGCTGGAAAAACTCGATCCCTCTGAGGATTACAAGGGCACACCCTATGAAGGCCTCGACGCCTATCAGCGTCAGCTGAAGCGTTTTGATATCCGGGTGCGCGGAGCCGGCAGCGACGCCGTTGAAAAGTTTTTCCGTACCACCGAGAGCGCCGTGCTTTTCCCCGAATATGTGGCGCGCTCCGTCCGCCAGGGAATGGAGGAAGAAAATGTTCTGCCGTCCATAACAGCGACGGTTACAAAGATCGACGGTATGGATTATCGCAGTATTTACTCGGTACCCACGAAGGATGAGAAGAGTCTGCGGCATGTCGAGGAGGGTGAGGTCATTCCTCAGACCGAGGTCAAGGTGCGGGAAAACCTCGTTAAGCTTCACAAGAGAGGGCGTATGCTCGTGGCCTCTTATGAGGCCGTACGATTTCAGAAGCTCGATCTGTTTTCCGTTATGCTGCGCCAGATTGGCAGCCAAATCATGCGGATGCACCTTGAGGACGCCATTGATGTGATTGTAAACGGCGACGGCAACAGCAATGCGGCAGCGTCATTTGCGGTTGGTACGGCCCCTGTTTCCGGTACTTCCGGCACGCTTACATACACACAGCTGCTGGAGTTCTGGAGCCAGTTCGACCCCTATACACTGAACACTCTTCTTGTCAGTCCCGACGCAATGCTGCAGATCCTCAAGTGCAGTGAGTTCCAGAATCCGCTGACAGGTCTCAATTTCCAGGGTACAGGCGAGCCGGGCAATCCTCTCGGGGCTAAGCTCATCAGGTCCTCCGCAGTTGAGAGAGGTACCGTTATCGGTATTGACCGTGGCTATGCGTTGGAGATGATCTCCGCGTCCGACGTCTCCGTAGAGTATGACAGACTCATCGACCGCCAGCTAGAAAGAGCCGCGATCACTAGTATTTCAGGATTTGCAAAGCTCTATACTGAGGCTTCCAAGATCCTGAAGATCTGATGAATGAGAACCGCAGCGGGGAAACTTTGCTTTCCCCGCAGAAGGGAAGGCTTTTATGACGATAAATGAAGAAATCTTTGCAAAAGCCATGCTTCTTGTGAAGGGAGAGCTTCTTAAGGACGAGGAGGCTGTCCTTAAGGAGATCTGCGCTATGGCCTGTGACGAACTAATGGGTAGGCTAAAGGAGGATGTTTTGCTCACGGATATACACGACAGCTTCGTACGTTCGGCGGCGACTCTTGCACTGGCAATGTTCCTTGAGGCGGAAACGAGTCAGGTGCAGAGCTTTTCGGCAGGATCGGTGCATGTCAGCAGACAGAATCCCGCTCAGATAAGGGCTTCCACCGACTTGCTGAGAAGACAGGCGGAGCTTATGCTGCTGGGATATCTGAAAGATCACGGTTTTGGATTTAAGGCGGTGAGGGGCTGATGGGCAAAGTGTTCGGCGATATCTGGTGCTTTGGTCAGACCCTTACCGTTTTTAGTGATGACGGCACAAATAGCCGCAAGTTTTTAGGATTTATCGAGCCGCTTGGGCTTAAGGATACCGTGGCCGCCGTGCGGAAAAAGCCGGGCATTGTTAGAAAGGAAAAGTACAGACTTATTGCCGAGCCGGACGAGGATTTTTTCGGCGGCTGTGCTTCGTGTGTGGGGATCGATGGACATCGATTCGAGATCTTGGGCATCAAAAAAATCTATTATGGAGACAAGGTCAGCCACAGAGAGTGTGTGCTCATCAAGACGGGTGAGGTGACAAAGGATGCTTAATGCTGTTTTGGACGCAGTTACAAAGACTCTAGTTTCAGCCGGAGTCAATGCGTTTCGTGAGTTCCCCGATAGAGATTTGCCGTCTTCTGGTGGTACCTTTGTCTGCGTTGGCTCCGATGAGTGTATATGCCGCAGTCCGGGTTTTGGAGATTATCTTGGAGTTCGTACCGATTTGTTAAGCGGAGCTGTGACGGAGCTTTTTGGAAAGCGGCTGGAGGTCACGCTCTGTCTAGAGGTGTTTTCGCCGTATAATCCGAGCTTTGGCGAGAAAGCCTGTGCCTTGTGCGCGGACAAGGTCACGGAAATCCTTGGCGGGCTTCCGTCGGGTCTTCGTGTGATACAAATAACACGCGAAGGGGTGACTGCCGACGAGGAGCTTTCACTTTTTCGATGCGTCTGCTCTCTGCGCTGTTTGGCTTTTTTTATCGCAGAAAAAAGTGAAGAGAGAACCGAGTTTTTGGATTTTATTATGAAAGGAGCTATTGGGAGTGCCAACCAATGAAAGACCGGGGGTGTATTCCTCCATTGAAGTTTCAAGCTCGCTTACCGGCTCGGGTAGCGGCAGGGTCGTGGGCGTTGCGGCTGTATCCGCTGCGGGCGCAAAGGGCGTTTGTAAGCGCGTTGCGTCCTATGCCGAGGCAGTTAGTGAATTTGGGAGCGGCTGTAATCTGACCGAGCTGATACGTATTCTGTTTCTCAACGGTGCCTATGCGGTTGAGGCAATCCCCGCCGCTGTCAATGCGGCTGCTGTTAAGGCCGACTATGAGGCGGCCTTTGCGGTACTCATGAATAAGGAAAGCGTAAAGATAATGGTCTGCGACAGCGATTCTGCCGAAGTCCACGCCGCGCTTAAAGCTGCGATCGCAGGAGCCTCTGAGAACTGTAAGTACCGAATCGGCATAGTTGAAACGGGAGGCGCGGTTTCCGATGCCGCTGCAAGGGCGGAGACACTCAACTGTGAGCGTCTGGTCATGGCTTATCCGGCAGAGGAGGGCAGCGGCGCCAGGAAAGGCGCCGTTTCAGCCGCACTTGCCGGGGCGGTAGCCTCGGGCGGAGATCCCGCGCTTCCTATGAACGGCGCGGAGCTGCGAGGGACGGAGATCACCAAGCTGTTCAGCGATGCGGAGATAGCGACGCTTGTTCACGCGGGGGTCACACCGATCGAATGTGTTGGCGGAGGCGTCAGCGCTGTCAGAGGGATCACGACACGCACTACGACTGCCGGCGAGCAGGACTTGACATGGCGCGAGCTGACTACGGTGCTCATTATCGACGACATTATTCCTTCTGTCCGTTCAGCGCTGAGAGTGAAATTTCCGAGAGTAAAGAACACTGTCCAGACTCGGGGCGCCATCCGAACACAGGTGATCATTGAGCTGGAGAGCAAACTCAAGCAGGAGATTATTGACGACTATGGTTCCGTCATTGTTGAGGCCGATGCAGAGGACCCGACAATATGTATTGTGAGCTTTGAATTTACCGTGGCGCACGGCTTGAACCGTATCAATCTGACCGCCCACATCAGCGTTTAAGGAGTGATGATA